AAGGTTGGTGAAAGAAAAGGAATTAGCCATAAAAACACCTGGAAAGAAACAAGCAAAAGAGTTGTTAATATTTATAGGTATCAAACAAACAGTCTTTTTACTAATGAATTTGGAATGATATTGCCAAAGGAAAATGTAACATTAGCACTATAGATAAAAACAGCGAGGAATGGCGTAACGAATGTGAGGCTAGAGAGCTACTAACATGGCCCATAGCAGAAAGACGAAAACAACTAGCTCTAGTATTAGAAAAGCGTGGATGGGAAGCCACACTTAAACTAAAAGACGAAATGGAAAGACAATGGAAATTGACCCGAGCAAAGCAGTCCAATTTATCTACGAGCAATCAGGAGTCTTTGCCCAAGCCAAAGCAGATAGAACTTATATAGAGAACTATCTGCGATCTGCTAAGAGTCGGCTCATGCTGGAATCTACAGCTCCTAGCATCGCTGCTAAAGAGATGGAAGCCTACGCTACAGATGATTATGTAAAACTCTTAGAAGGGCTAAAAGAGGCTGTAGAAGTAGAGGAAACACTAAAGTGGAAATTGATTGCAGCCCAAGCTAGAATCGAAATATGGCGCAGTCAAGAGGCTACTAATCGTACGATTGATCGTGCTACACAATAATGGCAACTAAAAATGAAAAGATCGCACTTAACCAGATTGCAGAACTCGGATGTATTATATGTTCCGAAGTCCTTGGGATTGAAGGCGGCTCGGCAGCAGAGTTGCATCATTGTAGGAGATATGGTGCTGTCAGGGCTACATCCCCAATCTTGCCTTTATGCCCAGAGCATCATAGGGGAAACAATGGCCTTCACGGATTGGGTGTCAAGCGTTTTGAAAGAGAATACAAAATATCCTGTGAGGAGTTGCTGGAGCGAGTCAGTCAGAAACTTGGAAAGGATGATAAGTGAACGAAACAAATAAAATTGTTAATGAGCTAGTAGACCTATATACAGGCAAGGTAGTAACTCAGCATGAGAATGAAGTCTTATTTAGGGTTGTAAAACTAATCAGAGATCTAGAGGATCAGTCTAAGATGTATAAGTCGCTATTGCCGACTAACGAAAGCAACCACTAAAGTTCTAGACCATCTAGCCCAAGCTCATTAGCTACCATCAAGCATCTAGTTCTAAATTGTTTTCCGTGTTGCGTCCATTTATCCCCTTTTTGCCTGTGAAAGCTCATGTGTACCATCTCATGCGCTAGGGTAGTAAGCATAGTGTAGTAATGCCCACATCTACCAGACGAGATCGTAATTGTATGCTCGTAATCTTCCCCAGTATCGTATAGGTAAGTCCCCATTACTTCTGGATCAGAAGTAACAATAAACTCAATTTGCTCTGGCAAAGGCATTTTCCATTTGGTAAATGGGTAGCAACAATAAAGAGATGAGTAGAGGTGCTTTACAACCTCTGAATTTAATCTCATACCTTATTGATACATCCCCTAAACTCAAACTCCCCATTCTGCTCATCTGTAACCATAATCAACTCAGGCATTAGCATACGGCCTTGATCGAATGAAAGCATTGCAAAACCACTACGCCAATCTTTAGGGCTATCCTCACAATATTCAAAGGTAGAACTATGTGGGTCAGCTAGGCAGCCAGTCTGAATACCCCAAAAAGTTCCTTGATACCCAGTTATCGGACTACAACACAATACATGGGTATGCCCTGTGATTATGTTGGTAGATCCACCAGCACCAACTAAGTTGGAATATCCAGCAGTACGACCACCTTTATATCTATGCTTTACTACTGTATCTTCACCAATCCAAAATGACCAACAAGTTTCCCAATTAGGAAAATGATACTTAAGGCTAAAGCCATCAACGCCAGAATATTCAGGTACTTTATTAACAAGCCAAGCCTCATACCTCATATCGTGATTACCAAGAGTCCAGATTAAACGACAGCCAGGCGGTCTATGTTTTTCTATCTCATCTAAATGCCAACGACAAGCATTAAGCTCCTCTAAGACTGTAGGTTTTTGATCGTAATTGATAGAAGGAAAACGGCTAAGAACTTGTCCATCAAAAGCATCACCATTACAAATAATTACCTCTGGCTTAAAGGTATCAATCATTAATAATAGGGCTTTAAATGCTGTAGTAGTGGTATCGGTAAAGTGAGCATCTGAAAATACAATCACTCGCTTAACCTTATCTATATCTATTCCCCTGCGTACATTGTGCGGAGTTTGTTCAATCTTTTTTAGTTTCTCTTTTTTAGGATCTCGCATTGAGGCATGAGTAGGAAGTTTGATGTCATATCTAATCTCAAGGCTTGCTCTGCGATTAAGTGCGCTCCTAGGGTTAATACCTAGTTCTTTGCCAACTAAAGTAGGAGAGCCAAGTCTTTTCCAGCACTCTATGAATTTTTGATCTTCTTTATCAGATTGTTTCATATCTACCTTTGTCATAAGATATTGAATATAATACAATAAATTAATTAAAATTAAATGACAACATGGAATCTAGGCTAAAAAATTGGGCTTGGTATGTTACTTGGGGAGTTATTGGCCCACAGGTGGAAACTACTTGTCGCAGTTTTGAAAAGAATTATGTCCCAGAGTTGGGCAATTTATATGCAGACCCAGAGCCACACTACGAGCCAGACCATGTAGACGGAGATCTGATAGAGCAGGCAATTAAGGGTTTACCATTGCAACTAAGACAAGTGCTTAAAATGAGGTATGTCAGCCATCCTTATGCCTCATTAAATCAGTTAGCGCATAATGCTAGAACAACGCCTCATAAATTAGAAACAGATTTACATAATGCAAAAAAACGACTCCAGCAAGAACTGGATAAGAAAGCCAAGTCAAATTACCATCAGAACTTGTACAAGTTGCAAGATCAACAAAACGACTAAAGATGGAGTTCTACAATCTTACAATGAAGGATTAAATGAACGATTCGTATGCCAATCTTGCCATAGTAATAGCGACAAAACACGCTAAATGCTTGCCTGTGCTGTTTGCATCAATAGATGAGTATGTGCCAAAGGAAGTAACAGTTATCGTTGCTGGGAGCGATCTAGAGTGTTCTAGGCACAATACTATCAATTTACCTAATAACGGCAACAATTATGGGGAATCCTATAACGATGTAGTGCGCTATGCGTTTGAGATGTTCCCTGAGATTATTGTGGCAAACGATGACATAGTATTAACACCTAGTAGCTTTAATATGCTAATAGAAGATAAAGTGTTGCTTTCACACCACAGTCTAGGCTGGTTATGTAGTAGATCAGATTATGTGCGTGGGCTACAAAATATTAGGAATGGTGAAGTACGAAACGGCATCAAATTTGTAGAGGAAGATCAAATATTCCAAAGCAATGTACTTTCCCCTTTATTTGGGATTATCTCTAGAGAGGCTTGGATAGATTACAAACCGATTAACTGGTATTCAGACGATATTCAATGTTTAGAAATTATGGCTGCTGGATATAAGAATTATGTCAGTCGGTCTTATGTCCACCATGTCGGCAGCCAGACTGTAGGTATGGATCACAAAAAGAATAATGATGAGGCAGGGGCATGGCTTAAAGTCAATATGCCAGACTTATACACATTGTGGTTTAGTTAAAAAAGCGTTAAAATTGTCTTGGGCAAGTTCGCCTTAAATTTGGGGTTAATATGAAAATTGCTATTGGACTACTAGCTCCAAAAAAAGGCATGGATAAAGAAATGCCTGAGGGCATGGGATTATTAGATGAGCCAATGGCAGAGGAATCTGAGTACGAGATTACCAAGGCAGGAAACGACACAATGACCAAAGCCTTGATGGAAACTCGTCATCTAGGCCCTAAAGATCCTGCAAACCCAGGCGATTTCTGGGTTAAGTTAGTTGCATATTGGGGTATGCCAGAAGAAGAAACGGCAAACCGATTCTGCGCTAATTGTGAATATTTTGACAATAGCACTCAAGCATTAGAGGCAATGAAGGTTGTTCCTGAGAATGAGCTTGATCGTAATGGTGGTGGGCGTGGTTTCTGCCATAAATATGAGTTTATTTGCCATAATTTGCGTGTTTGCGAATCGTGGGAAGAAGCAGAAGAAAAGGCAGACGATTAATGAAAGCTGGACTCTATTCCAATATTAACGCCAAGAGAAAGCGTATTGCTTCTGGATCAGGCGAGAAAATGAACAAAGTAGGTAGCAAAAATGCTCCTACTGCTAAAGACTTTAAGCAAGCAGCCAAAACTGCCAAACCTATGAAGGCTAAGAAAAAATGAAGATGAGCAAAAAACAAGCCAAGATCGGCAAGGTAATGGGTGAGTTCAAATCAGGCACTCTACATTCTGGCAAGGGTGGCAAGGTAGTTAAGAATCCTAAACAAGCCATTGCTATTGCTATTTCTGAGGCAATGAAAAAAGCTCGCTATAAAAAATGATTAGTGTAGTAATGCCTAGCTATCTAGGTGATTACCCAAGAGCAGCAAGCAATAGAGAACAAAAGCTCCCAAGAGCAATAGAGAGCGTATTAGAGCAAAAAATAGGTGAGTTAATAGTTGTGGCAGATGGATGCCAAAAGACAGTAGATATAGCCTCTAAATACCCTGTAAAGACTGTTTTAATAGATAAGCAGCCATGCTTTAGCGGAACTCCAAGGAATATTGGAATACAAAACGCTAAGTACGACTACATTGCTTATATAGATAACGATGATGTATTTGGCAAAGGCCATCTAAAATCAATAGCAGACAATATAGATACAGATTGGCTATATTGGGATGACTATGTAGATGGTGAAATTAGACCAGTATGGTTTGAAATAAGCCACATAGGTACTTCTGCAATAGCCCACAAAAAAGAGCTAGACTGCAAATGGGGAGATGGTTATGGGCATGACTGGCAATTTATACAGCAATTAAAGCATTACCCTAGCAAACGCATTACTGCCAACTATCAAGTTATGCACATACCAGGGATCGTAGATAAATAATGTTTATTATGTGTACGAGGGACAGACCTCATTTTTTATTAGAATTTATAGAATGTTGGCATAAAACCAAAGCTAGTTACCCTGCCACAATATTAATTGACGATGACGATCCTAAGATAGAGGAATACAAGGCTATTGCATACCCTAAAAACTGGGTTATTTTGTACAACGAAAGTGCAAAGCCTGTAATTAAAGTTAATAACTGGTTAAAAGATAATCTACATTATGATTTTTATGGTCTTTTAGCTGATGATTTAAGACCAAAAACAGTAGAGTGGGACAAAAAGCTAGTTGCAGTTGCCAAAAACAATCAAATAGCATACCCAGACGATACTATTAAAGGCGAAATGCTATGTACTCATCCTGTAATTGGGGGTGATTTAATAAGGGCTACTGGCTGGGTATTAAATACAGAGCTAATACATTTTTATGCAGATGATGTTTGGATGTATATTGGCAAACAAACCAATAGACTACATTACTTAAGTAATGTGATATGCCAGCATCTACATCATACTGTAGGCACTAGAGAGTCAGATCAAACAAGTTCTAGTCTAGATGAAAACTTTGCAACAGATTACCAAAGTTATATGAGATGGGTAACTAGCCAAAAAACAGCAGAACTCATAGAAAAAATTAAAGCAATATAAAAGGTTAGGAATGAAAATAAGAGAGGCTGCCAAAATCCTAGAAAGAATAGGTGTCGCTGGGTACAACAAGCCCAAGAAAACCCCTAATCATCCTACTAAAAGCCATGTAGTAGTCGCTAAAGAAGGCGATAAGGTTAAGACCATCCGATTTGGTCAGCAAGGTGTTAAAGGCAGTCCAGAGGGTAGTGCAAGAAACGAATCATTCAAAGCTCGTCATGCTAAGAACATAGCTAAAGGCAAGATGAGCGCAGCATTTTGGGCTAACAAGGTGAAATGGTGATATGGCTTTATTAGACGAACAACCCTATATAGGCTATCCACAGATGGGCAGGCGCAGAGCCATGCCTAATACAGATGTAGAGATGAATCAGGGCTTGCTAAGAGGCGCATCTTACTATCCGTATGATCTACTAGGATCGCCTATAGATCTTATCAATATGGGTCTTAAGCCATTAGGAATGGGATCGCAAAAGCCTGTCATGGGTAGCGATTATCTACAAAGTCTGGCACAACAGTATGGTTTATCCCAGCAGCCTACAGGATCAAACGCAGAGAATGTAGCTAGATTAGCTATGTCAGCCATGAATCCAGCAACAGGGGCTAGGGCAGTAGGTAGGGTAATAGAACCAACAATGCAGGCATTAGCTCCCAAGGCTGGACAGATGGCAGAGGATTATCTGCGATCTATAGGTGGTATAGCGGATATTGTGCCTACAGATGTAGCTAGAAGTCTTAAGATGCCTACTACATTGCCAACAGACGATATATTTAAAAAAGCTGTAGAGAATACGCCTGGAGCAACAGTTACAGAAGGTGGCTTGTTAATGAATGTAATGCGTAAGCAAAAGCCACAGCAAGCAGAAACAGAGTCCGTAAGGGGTGGAGTATTTTATCTGCCAGAAGGTTCTACAAGCATGAAACACTATGGTGGAACAACTGGTTATGGTGGTACAGAGAAAATTAGTGGAGAAACACTTTACAAAAACCCTTTAGTTGTTAAAGGTGCTACTGGTGGTAAAGCTCCAGAGGCAGCTTACGATCAATTACTTGGGAAAGGCGCATATCAAGAGATGCGTAATGATGCTTTACGAGTAAGACATCCTGAGTTGATAAGTGATAAAAGATACAATTTAGCTGATGCAATTACACCAGAACAATTTTTATCTAAATATGCTCCTGATTTAGAGGGGTATGGTGATTATATATTTAGTAATTCAAGAGAAGGCAATCAACTTTCTTATGCCTTGCAAGAGGCAGCAGTAGCTCAAAAAGCTAGAGATGCTGGTTATGATGCTGTTATTGGGTATTCTAAGAAAAAAACTGGAGAGCCATTCTTATCTGAAGTGTTTGATATAAGAGAAGCAATCTACCCCTCAAGAGAAGGTGATTACAGATTGATGGATAAGTTTGAAGGACTACTTGATTAAAAGTGTTGTAGAATAGCAACATCATCAACCATCACCCGTTAGGAATGGAATGGAAAACGCTATAGAAAACAATAATGTAGAAGTTGCATCAACCAACAAGGGTGGTGCGCCTGTAGGCAATCAAAACGGCAAGAAGGGAAAGCTGTTCTACAACCAACTGAGAGTAGCTCTAGTTCAAGAGGATAGCCGTAGATTACGCACTATTGCAGACAAGCTAGTAAAGGCTGCTGAACAAGGCGAGCCTTGGGCTGTTAAAGAGATTATGGATCGTGTAGATGGCAAGGCCGTACAGTCTACAGAGATTAGCGGTGTAGATGGTGAGGCTATTGAGCTTAAGCAGATTGAGTTCATTATTAAACGCCCAGAGTGATCGAAGCAGAAGAAAAGCTCAGTTTAGAGATTCCAGAAAAGCTAGAGTGCTTACTGGAAGATCATCGCTATAAAATCGTTTATGGCGGTAGGGGATCTAGTAAGTCCTGGACAGTAGCTAGGGTATTGCTTGCCATAGGTCGTAGAAAGAAGTTAAGAGTGCTATGCGCCAGAGAGTTTCAAAACTCTATATCAGACTCGGTTCATGCTCTGTTAGCAGATCAGATCAAGTCTATGGGGCTAGATGATTTCTATACTGTACAAAACACCAGTATATTTGGTAAGAATGGAACAGAGTTCTTATTTGCTGGACTAAAGCATAATATTACTAAGATTAAGTCTTTTGAGGGTGTAGATATATGCTGGGTAGAAGAAGCTCAGACTACATCTAAAAGCTCATGGGATGTATTAATCCCTACAATCCGTAAGGAAGGCTCAGAGATCTGGATAACATTCAATCCTGAGTTAGATACGGATGAAACATATAAGCGGTTCGTGGTACATCCACCAGGCAACGCTAAAGTAGCAAAAGTAAACTGGTCTGATAATCCTTGGTTTCCAGAAGTTCTAAAGAATGAGAAGGATGATCTCAAAGAACGAGATATGGATGCCTATCTCAATGTCTGGGAAGGCAATACAAGGCAAGTATTAGATGGTGCTGTATACGCTAAAGAGCTAAGAAAAGCCCAAGAGGAAGGCCGTATCAAGGACATAAACCAAGATAAGGCTATTGAGGTATCTACATTCTGGGATATTGGCTGGGCAGATATGACAAGTATCTGGTTTGTGCAGACGATACCAGGCGGTGAGGTAAGGGTCATAGACTTTTATCAGGATTGCCAAAAGCCCATAGATCACTATGTAGAAGTTCTACAGAATAGAGGCTATGTCTATCGAGATCATTGGCTGCCACACGATGCCGAGAACAAAAATATGACAGGCAAGAGC